CTCGATATTCCTAATGTCGATTGCATCCGTGCCATTCGTCAACTTACGTTGATGTTTGGTAAGATAAAAATCGACTGTACACCCTCGCGTACTGCGACGGCCATACAAGGATATATCGAGTGTGAGAAGGAGGTGAGACAAAACAATGAAGTCATTAGCACTAAGGCTCTTAACGAGCTTTCTGCTATGTGTTTTGTCCTTTACGGCAGTATTTATAATCAGATCGAACGCGAGTTCGACGGATTTGAATTACTGCCTAAGCACGGACCTGGCGCCACGGCAGATCGATTACGAGGAAACTCGAAATTCGATCTGTCAGAATGGCCAGCTCGGCTAGATCATGCATTTCCTTATGAAATGTATGCTAGTCCCAATCCTACTTATGATTATCGTTATAATGACGATTCTCATGATGGGATTGATTGGCGTGTCAACCTTCTCGAACCTGGTGCTGAACGACCCGTTAGGGTCATTACAGTGCCTAAAACGCTGAAAACTCCTAGGATTATCGCTATTGAGCCTACTGCTATGCAGTATGCTCAGCAAGCTTTGCTTGCGCGATTTGTCCACCATCTCGAGTCCAAAGTTATCCGTAACGACTATTTTGATAGTCAGGTTAACGTTGTTCACGATATGATCGGTTTCTCTGATCAGTCTCCTAACCAGAGACTGGCTATGACAGGCTCCCTCGATGGGAGTCTGGCTACACTCGATCTGAGTGAAGCTTCCGATAGGGTTTCCAATCTGCATGTAATGGCTATGTTTTCTCGGTTTCCACGTTTACTTGTGGCTATCCAAGATTGCAGATCCACGAAGGCAGATGTTCCTGGATATGGAATTATTCCATTATCCAAGTTCGCGTCTATGGGTTCAGCTCTTTGTTTTCCCATGGAGTCTCTGGTTTTTATGACAGTGATATTCCTAGGGATTGAACAAGAGCTAAGAAGACCGTTGACCCCCGACGATGTTAAGTCGTTCAGGGGCCAGGTGCGCACGTATGGGGATGATATCATTGTCCCCGTGCGCTATGTGCGTTCCGTTGTTAGCTGCCTTGAGACTTTTGGGTTCAAGGTCAATGCTAGCAAGAGTTTCTGGAGTGGTTATTTCCGGGAATCTTGCGGAAAGGATTACTTTATGGGCGAAGACGTTTCAGTCGTTCGCGTCCGTCGAGAGATCCCAACACAGCGGAAAGACGTTCCGGAGATTATCTCTACGGTGTCGCTCCGTAACCAGCTATACAAACGCGGGTTATGGAAAACCGTTCGATATCTCGACAACTTGGTTGAGGGTTGTATACCTTTTCCTGCCGTTGGCGAGAATTCTCCGATATTGGGCAAACGCAACTTCTCGGGTTTTGAATCCGGAAAGATGTGTCCAGACCTCCAGATCCCCCTTGTCAGGGGTATGCAGGTGGTCAGTAAGCTTCCGCTTGACAAGCTGGAAGATGCTGGTGCCCTACTTAAGTTTTTCCTTAAGCGCAGCGAAGAGCCATTCGTTGACAGGAATCATCTTGA